GGTGTAACAATCAGTAAAGATGGTAAACGAATCTACACGCTTGACGTTGCTTCGTACTATCCTAACCTGAGCATTCGTAACAAGATTTACCCTGAACACCTTGACATTCTGTTCTGTGATGTGTATGAAGGTCTGTTCATTGAACGACGTAGTTATGACAAGAAATCACCATTCAACAAGGCTCTCAAGCTGGCACTGAACGGTACGTATGGTGCTTCTGGTGACGAATTCAGTCCTATGTTTGATAAGAAGTTCATGATGAGTATCACCATCAACGGTCAGCTTTCCCTGTGTATGCTTATGGAAAAACTGTTGAAAGAGGTGAATGCTGAGGTTATCATGTGTAACACTGACGGTTTTGAGTTCGTTGCTGGTGAAGACCCTGAAACCAAGCTCAAGATTGAACAGCTTGTCACTGAATGGGAAACCATGACAGGTTTGGAAATGGAAGGTGCCTTGTATGACAAGATGATGGCGGCTAACGTGAACAACTACATTGCCTGTTTCTATGGTGGTGAGGTGAAACACAAAGGTGCATACGTCTTTGAAAAACTGGAATGGCATAAGAACCAATCTGCTTTGGTTGTCAAGATGGCAGCTAGTCATGAGCTATTGGGTAAGGGTAAGGCAGAAGATTTCATTCGTTCTCATGATGACCCTTACGACTTCATGCTACGTACAAAGGTTCCGCGAACCTCTAGCTTGGTGTTGGTGCAAGAGGATGGATCAGAGGTTGACTTGCAGAATATCTGCCGGTATTATCCGTCTGATGAGGGTGGTAAGCTGATTAAGATCATGCCAGCCTTGGAAGGTAAAGAGTCTGAGGGACCACGTAGGTTGGGTATTGATGCCAAGTGGAACGTCACACCGTGTAACAACATGGATGACTTCAGTTGGGGTATCAACTATGATTACTACATTGAGGAAGCTCAGAAGCTGATTGATGCTATCCTTGGTGACGTAGAGCTTTCTGACTACGGTGATGATGGTTCAGATGATTAAATAAATGTTGACAAGGGTCCACGATCTGGTAGAATGGACCCCATCAAAACAAAGGAGAAACAAATGAGGCTTCCTGAATACAAGCTTGGTGAGAAACCAGCAATCGTATACCTCGGTGCTTTGAACCACGGTATTAATATGTCAATGCAGCAAGCAATGCGTAACCCAAAGGGTTCGATCAAGCATGTTGATCTTGTAGAGCTTATGGAATTCTTCGCCGAATTATTGGCTCATGTTGACAACGAAATGAAATCCGGTAATGTTGGCAACGTCAATGAGTAACGTACAATCTAACATCAACAATCTGCGCATGGAGCTGCGTGATGCCTATGTCAAGGCTAAAAAACACTGGTAACCTTTTCACGTACAATCAGAGTGTTGCTGAAATGCTGAATGAAATCATTCACCAACTCGACAAAATTGAACTTCACTACCAAATTGAGGTATCTAACCGATGAATTCTGTACATTCTGAAGAACTTGGTGTAACCATCACAGGAAACATCATTACTCGACATAACGTCCCTGCTGAGCACTTGGGTATCCTTGGTGCTATTTATGGTCAGATTAGTGCATCGTATAATGGCGGTGAAATGTTCACAGTTAGTGCTCCAATGAACGAAGCTGACCATCGTACTTTTGCTGGGCTGATTCATCGCCTTAACAGCGAAAACAAGCTGAAAGAAAAGGTTGACACCAACTGTAAAGGTCCAGATAATGACGGACCAAAGCCAACTAACCCACGTGGTTCTGGTGGTAAGGTTGTAGAGCAAGAAAATACTTTCGCAATTGCTGCATAAAGTTGTTGACAACTGATTTACACTAGCGTATAATGCGCACCATGATCTAGTGATGGAATTGGTAGACAACGCTCTTAAAACGGGCAGCGAATAAGCTTTGGCTTGCGTGTGGGTTCGACTCCCACCTAGATCACACCATACAAACAAAGGAGAAACACAATGACTCAACAAGTACGTAAGACCCCAACCCTTGGTTCTATCGCTTCGCTGTTCACTGGTAACGCCAACCGTGTAGACCATAACAAGCTAGTTAACGATGCACTGGCTCTGTTCGATGAAGCTCAAGAAAAGATGACTTCTGCATCCAAAGCAATTGACGAACAAGTCAAGCTGGATGAGGAAGAAATCAAAGCAATCGAAAAGCGTATTGCAGACCAACAACAATCGAAAGGTCGTCTGACCCGTACCATTGGACGTCTGAAGGCTCTGACCGAATGAACCAGCAAGAATTTATGGGCCTGCAAAAAGGTGACCGTGTGAAATACGTCCCTAACATTGTATCGAATGGTTTGATTGAAGCTGGTGAAATTGTTGTGCGTACACCAAACTGGTTGGATTGCCAAAAGACTCAACGGTTTGTTGGTGATAAAGGAACTGTGTTTTTCTTTAATGCTGAACAGGTAGAGAAAGTATGAGTGTTAGTTACAAACAACTGAAGCAACTGAGCAAGCCACAACCTCTTAACCTTAAAGGTGATGACTTCCAACGTCTGATCCCTGAAGACATGAAGTTTGAGCTTATCGTTCACTTCAAGGGTAAAGGTTATTATCCAGAGGTTATCAACCCTGTTCACGCCTTTGCCAAGCAAGATGGTAAACTGAAGGTTATTAACCGTAACCTGCTGGATACCTGCTACACCTTTGATCTTTCTGAAGTACAGAAAGTGTTCTTGTTCCCAATGGAGATTTGATATTGATTAATGTACTTGATGTAAAACTGGATAGTGACAACCGTGCAGGCGCCTATGATGTTCGTGGTTATCTGAAAGCTCTACTGCGTGAACTGTGGGATACAGGTGAAGGGTTCAGCGGTAAACGACCATTCGGTGATAGTGGTTGGGAATACGAACTGTACTGGGGTCTGATTAAAGCAGGTCTTGTTCATGGTAGTTTTGATGACTATGGTTACGTTGCGAACGTAGACAAACAAGCCGCTGATCGTATGATCTTTGAAGCAATCAATCAACTGCGTTAATAAGGAGAAAAAATGAAACTGAAGACTCAATACTCTTACACTGTAGCCGGTATCGGTGCAACCACCCGTGAAGCTGCTCGTATCATCCAGCGTTCGCTGAAAGCTGAAAAGCCTGAAGCAAAAGCACCTCGTATTGTACAACAGATCGTTACTCAACGAGTGGTACGCTAAAAATAGTTGCAAAAGGTATTGCTTTTTGCTAGCAATATCTGTATAATAGGCAGCTTAGGGTGAGCATTCACCCTTCTGCAAAACTCAATCTGCCCTTGAGGCAACACTAAAACTCTGCAAAAGGAATATATCATATATGGCTAAAACTTTCACCTATACCGCTGCGAAAGCCCCATCCGAAAATACTGGCCCATCCGTAGACTATGATGCTCTGAACAAGTATCTGGTTGAGACTGTAAACTGTGCTTCCAAGCCGGAAGCTGTAATTGGCGTTATCTCTGGTGTGATCGATCTTGGTCTACAAAAGCAGGAAGACGCCAAGATGGAATGGAAAGGTACTGACGCTGAGAAGAAAGAAATTGAAGAGAAAGCCAAACGTGGCGAGACTCAAGAGTACTTCCAGACTCTGCCGAATGACAAGAAAGTTCCAACCCTCTACAAACGCTGGCCTGTAAAAGCTCAACGTTCGGTTGCCGTAACCTTCGACGTACCAAGCATTTTGGTTAACCGTGGTAAGTTCTTTGATCCAGAAGGTGGTGGTGAAGACCTCCCGTTCCGTGGTCTGCTGAACAATGAGTTCGGTATTAAAGGTCTTGGTAAGGTAGTTGGTAAGCCTTACTCGCTGCGTGAACAACGTAACGACAATGGCACTTGGAGCCTGAAGAACAATACTATCCTGCACAAGATCGCACAGGCTGTAGACGCTCTGGATGAGCAAGGTAACTTCAAGCCTAACTACTTGGGTAATCTGATCGGTAAAGCTGCCATGTTCAACATTCAGGTATCGCTGACCAAAGTTGGTGATAAAGAATACCTGAACGAGAAAATGGGTTGGGGTGGTCCTGTACCGAAAATGATCGTTGATATGGGTGGTGTTCCAACTCTGCCTGACGATCAACTGTACATGGTTAACTTCAGCGGTGAGAACGAAGAGTTTGCTCTGCGTAACCTGCGTCAGTCTGTAATCACTCAGATGATGCTGGCAGAAGACTTCATTGGTTCGGATGTTGAAGCCCAACTGATTAAGATTGGCAAGATTAAGGAAGGTCAAGCTGCTGAGACTCAGAAGAAGGCAGGTTATGAAGTAGCTGAGTCTGGTGATAAACCACAACAAAGCCAACAGCCTAAGCCTGCCCCACAAGAGCAATCTGAACCAATCGATTTTGACAGCTTCGACTCGGACATTCCGTTTTAATGGTGTGTAAAGGATGTGGTCTTGAAAAAGACCCTTCCGAATTCTACGCTGGTAATAAGAGAACTTGTAAGGGGTGTGTGAAAGCACGCTCCCGCAAGAACATTCAGGACAATCCTGAGCGAGTTAAAGCGTATGAACGTTCAAGGGCTAAAGACCCTAAGCGAATGGAAGCACGACGACAGTATCAAAAGACAGAAACAGGTAAAGCTGCTGCTACAAAAGCAAAACAAAAGTACATCGAAACAAACCCAAAGAAACGGTCTGTTCACATCACAACAGGTAACGCTATCCGTGATGGTAAATTGATTAAAGGGGATTGTGAAGTATGTGGTACAACTGAAAACATAGTTGCTCACCATTGTGACTATGACAAACCACTCGATGTGATGTGGCTTTGTTCACAACACCATAGTGATTGGCACGCTGAAAATGGCGAAGCTTTGAATCCAAACTGATTTAGGAGAATAAACAATGCAATTTGAACAAGCTGTATATGTGAACGCACAAACCGGAGAAGTTGTTGATGTACAGCAACTGGAAGCACAACAAGACGGTTTTGTACAACTCACTGAAACCGAACTGCTCGCTGCTCTGGTTGAAGAGAACAAGAAATTGAATGGCATTAAAGCCAAGATCAAGGCTCTGTGTACCGACAACAAGTATCACAAGAAAAAGAATCCAGATGGTTTGGATGGTGAAGTTGTAAAGAAAACTGCTAAGTCGGCTGTTCGTTATGCAGCTGCTGACTATGAAGAGAAGAAACAAGAGCAACTTGAGTTCTTTGCTTTCTATGAGCAAGTAACTGACTACAACGAGTGATCGGGCATTGCTCAACGTAGTGACAATTTGAATGTAATATAGGCCCCGCTTAGTGCGGGGCTTTTTCGTTTCTGGAGAAAGATAAATGTTTGAAATTGTTTTTATGAACGATCATCACAACTGCGAAACCTGTGGTAGTTCGTATGCATCCGGTTATATCATCAAGAAAGATGGCGAAGTAGTTGTAGATAAGACACCAATAGCAGCTTGTTACGATGATAGCGATTACAACCAGAACGAAGCATACCTTGAAGTGATTCAACTTGCAGGTATTCAAATTGATGTTAGCACAGAGTACAGTGATTGCAGTTATGAGGATGACGACTATGTTTGAAGTTTATTGTGAATGGGAGATTGGAATTGAAGGTAAAATCTTTGCTACAGAAGAAGTTGCGTGGAAGCATCTTAGGTATAATCTTGATGCTTGCGGTATTGAAGAAACGCTTGAAGAACTTAAAGACGAATACCTAGTAGGAGTTAAGGAGGTTGAGGTAATCTATGAGTGAGTTTACACATGCTGTGATCGATCTTGACCCTATCAAATATGCTGTGTCTTCTGTTGGTGAAAAGAAGACAATTAAAGCTGTTCATCGTCAGTCCGGTGATGAATATGACTGTAAGACCCGTACAGCATTTTGGGGGCATCATAAGAAGAAAGAGGGTGGATTACTTGCTGAAATGAATGCGAAGCTTCCTGAAGATGCTAGACGTCTTCCTGAAGAGTTTGATATCATTGACATTGTTACCCCTGAACCTTTGAGCTTCGTCTTGCACACCGCTAAGGCTTTCACAGATGATATTCTTACCGCTTCTGGTTGTAAGACATATCACGCTCTTTTGGGTAAAGGTGATAGTTGGCGAGTTGGTGCTAGTACCTTGATGGAATACAAGGGTAACCGCAAAGACCTTGCCAAACCTTGTCACTATGACGATGTTGTGCATTACCTGCAACGTAAGTACAGTGCTGAAATGGTTGAAGGTCTTGAGGTAGATGACCGTTTGGTTGTAGATACCTATGGTCGTCCAAATGCATTCGCTATTGCTAAGGAAAAGGATATTTACTCTTCTGCTATGCACTTCTTTGATACCTCCAAGCCTGATCTTGGAATTCAGAACGGTAACCAGTTTGGTAAGCTGTATCTGAATGACAAAGGTGATGTAAAAGGCATTGGTCGTATGCATTGGATGTGGCAGGTTTGCTCTGGTGATGATGCTGACAACTATAAAGCAAACTGTTTCTCTGATGTACCATGGGCGGCTAAGAGCGCTTATAACGCTCTGAAGGATTGTAAGGATGACCGTCAACTGTTCCAAGCGGCTGTAGACATTTTCCAGACTCTGTATCCTGAGCCAAAGATTGTGAAAGGTTGGCGTGGTGATGAGTTTGAAATCGATTGGTTGTATGTCTTCCAAGAAATGGCTACAATGGCATGGATGTTGCGTAAACCGGATGACAAAGTAGATATCAAACGAACAATTGAACGACTAGGAGTAGAAGTGAAATGAGTGTACAAATTGGTGACAAGTTCAAAAGTGTGAACTTCAGCAAAACTGGTATCAAGAAAGGTTTCGTATTTGAGGTACGAAACATTGACCGAGATTTTATTGATCCAATGTTTTACGGTGTTGATGGTATGTATGCGATCCATGAAAGCTGGATTACTAACGGTTGGATGGTTAGCGTAGGAGACGAAGAATGACTGTAGTATTTGGTTATGGTGTTGCTCACAAAGTGACAGGTGAACCTTTGGCGACAGGTCGTAACTCATATGATACTAAGAATGCTGCAAGCGGTGCGCTTACCCGTTACCGTAAGAAGCTTTATGATGAACGGTATCATACTTATCATCCTGATGACTTTGAAGTAGTTCCTCTTGTGGCTAGTGTGCTTCAATGAGTAAAGAGATTTGGGAAGAATATCCCCATATCTGGAAGACAGAAGCAGCATTTATGAGTTTCCTGCGTGGCGGCATTCGTCGCTACGTTTGGTCTAAGAATCCTGTGAAGCTTGAGTTTGAGAAAGAATCAGCAATCAAGATTCCAAATGACAATCCTAAGAGTATGAAGAAGTTCCCTATGGTGAACGGGTACGAATGTGCCCACTGTAAGGGTCTATTTAAGGCTAAGGACGTTCAATGTGACCACAAGGTAGGTGAGTATAGTCTACGGTCAATTAGCGACATACAGAGCTTCGTTGAAGGTATTGCGTTGGTTCGCAAGAGTGGTTTGCAGATGCTTTGTAAGCCTTGTCATGAAACTAAAACTCTGAGTGAGCGTCAAGGTATCAGTCTGAAGGATGCTGCGATTGAGAAGAAAGTCATTGAAATGGATAAGAAAAAGGCTCAAATAGTGATTGACTTCTTGAGTAGAAACGGGTATAATCCGGCACGTAAAAAAGAGGATCGAAAGATTCAATTGCGTGATTACTTCACAAAGGAGAGTAACAAATGAATGTACACACCTATCACCTGTTTGAAATGACCAGTCTTTTCATCCAATCCGCAACTGTATTTAGTTGGAGCATCTAATGTACGCTATCTATATCGAAATGGTTGACACCGATCAAACCACATCATCCTATATGGCATCTGGCATGTCTAAAGAAGACATGCTTGGTGGTTTGTATAAAGAACTGCATGAATGGCATGGTATGAACCTGCAACCAGCAACGATCTTCGCTATCAAAGACAACGAAATTGATGAAGGTACTGAGAATGAAGTGTTGGGTTACTGTGATTCTTCGCGGGTTGCAAATGATCTAATCAAAGCAAACAAGGGGGTTTAATGAAGGATTGGCAAAGTGAAGCGCTTGATCTACACCAATTAGGGTTTTCTGGTCGTGAGATTGCAAGACGATTGGGGAAAGGTAAGACTACTGTAAACGATCTTATCGCAAGGCTGTATGCTGACATAGAGAAACCAGGCATCATCAAGTTTGGTAATACTGAAACCAAGTCAAAAGATGGTCCTCGTATTCTGGTTTACGATATTGAAACAGCACCAATCATTGCTCACGTTTGGAAACTGTGGGATAACAATGTTGGTCTGAATCAGATTGAGAATGATTGGCACATCATGTCGTTTGCCGCTAAGTGGTTGGGTGAGGATGAAATCTTTTACTATGACCAACGTGACGCTGTTGACCCTGAAGACGATTCGTACATTCTGGGTCATCTGTGGGGCTTGCTGAACAAAGCAGACTTCGTGATTGGTCACAACGTTAAGAAGTTTGACACGAAGAAGGTGAATGCTCGTTTCATTCTGAATGGTTTCCCTAAGCCAACTCCATATCGTCAGATTGACACCATGACCATTGCCCGTGATACCTTTGGTTTCACATCGAACAAGCTGGCGTATCTGTCTGCTGCTCTGTGTCCTGAGCAAGTTAAGAACAAACATGACAAGTATCCGGGTCATGAAATGTGGGTTGAGTGTATGAAGGGTAACCGTGACGCATGGGAAACCATGGAAGTTTACAACAAAGACGACATTCTTGCAACAGAAGCTGTTTACAACAAACTCTGTTCGTGGGATAGTAAGTTGCCAAACTTCGACGTATACGTTGACGGTATTCTAGACATGACCAAGTGGGTACATGAAGGTGAGTTTGCTTATAGCAACATGGCTAAGTACAAGCTGTACCGTAACATTGAAACCGGTCAAGTAAGGCGTAGTCGCTTTAACGAACTTTCGAAAGAAAAGAAACAGTCATTACTGGCTAACGTGGGGTATTGATGCAAAGTAAAGCACAGAGCTTGAAAGAAACTCTGACGAACACATTTGTGGGCATGGCTGGTTCCTTTGGTATCACCATGCTTTGCTTACAGATCTTCAGTGAACAGGTGGTGATTGCTGCCACTACAACGATTTTGTGTACCGTATGGAGCATTGCCCGTGGTTACACAATTCGACGTTATTACAACAAACAACAGGAGAAACAATAATGAACGCAGAGCAATTTTGCTATTGGCTAAAAGGTTCGTTTGAACTGGCGGGCATGACTCAGATCGACCAAGTACAAGTACAGATTATCAAAGACCATTTGAATTTAGTATTCAAGAAAGAAACACCAAATCGTCAAATCAGTGTGACACCACCAGTTCAACTACCACAACCTGTAAAAGGTCCAACTATCGTTGAACAACCACGTTGGCAGATTCCTAATTGGAATCCAGACAATGTACCAACCATCACTTGCTAATCAGAACATAGGAGAAAGAAACATGGCAGAAGTTATTCAAAACATCAGTATCAACGTTGAAAGTGAAGAGATTAAGAAAGCGTTTGAAGACATGATGAAAAAGATGCGTGGTGAGAAGTCGGCTGCTTACCAGACTTACACCCTTGAAGTAAAACGATGGAATGAAGTAATGCAAAATGCACCTGTACCGGGTGATGATATGGGTACTCTGGCTAAGATTCGTCGTCAGTCAGCATTCGTTGTAGAAGAAGCCAAAGAGATTCAAGACGGTGCTGACATGTGCTCGCTTCGTGAAGTGTTGGATGGTCACCTTGATACTCGCTTTGTAAATGACCAGATTGGTGTTTACCTTGAAGCACTCGGTGTTGACTTGAAAGGTGCTTGGGAAGAAGTTTGTGATTCCAACAACTCTAAGTTTAGCGATGATCTTGATATGATGGCTGACAGCCTTCGTAAGTACAGTTCAGAAGGTGTTGAATGTCGTATTGTTGAAAGTCCAATCAAAGGTACTTATGTATTGAAACGAGTAAGGGACGGTAAGATTATGAAGCCTCTGTGTTTCCGTGAACCAAACTTGCTCCCATTCATTCCAGAGGGTCTGCGTTAATGTCAAAGTTTAAAGTAGGTGACCAAGTAAAAGTTTTACATAGTAAGGATATCTGGCTTGACGATTATGACCTTCCTCATGACACTGTATTAAAAGTTATTGAAGCCGATCCTAATTGTGACGATATGGTGAATCCTAAAAACTTGACCATTGAAATCGAAGCTCTTGAAGATTGGTGTGATGATTTTGTGGTTGTTTCTCGGATCAAGGAAGAAGTTACAGTACTCATGACTGCTGACGAAGCTTTGACTAATCGACAGAGTGCTGAGCTTGGTGTGTATCGTCCAAACTTGGAAGACCGCAAGGTTGGTAAGGTTCCCATGCACATGGTAATTGATGGGTTTCCACTTGCACTTGAGCATGTCGCTGAGATTATGGGTTGGGCTGCTGAAAAGAAAGGTTACAAACTACATGATTGGCGTAACCTTCCAGATGCAGAAATGGCATTCCCATCTGCCGGTTATCGTCACATGACTGATAACTCCAAGATGAAAGCTAAAGGTCTAAAGGCTATTGAACGAGTTGACCACGAAAGTGCAAAATTACATATTGGTCATCAAATCTTTAATCTTCTTGCTGAACTTGAACTGACTTTGCGAGGTGATATCAAATGATTGTAGAAGCTGTAAAGAAACAAACTATCGAGGTTGATGTTGATCCTGTAACTGTCATTGTTGATATTTTCGACATTTGGCGTCAACTGAACAACGTACCATATGGTGCAGAACTTCGATCTGGTTATTGGATGAATTATGAACGTCAAGGACATGATAGTGATTGGGTTCAAAAACGACTAGCAACACCTGAAGAAATTGAAGCTGTAAATGCGTTCAAAGTTGTTGCCAATATTGCCAAAGAAATTGATTAAAGTCACTTGACAAAATAGGGCGGTTCATGTATAATGACGCCCTTACCCTACACAAAGGAGAAAACATGCAAGTTTGTAAAGCCCGCGTTATTGCAAAATCCAAATCCGCTGTAACTGGTAAAATCATTACCACCATTGAAGCTGAATTCCCACGCATTGTCCTAGCTGAGTTCAACACACACAAAGCTCTGAACCGCAATGCTAGTTCCTCCCGTGCTATCCCTGTACCAAAAATGATTGAACAAGCTCGTACAAACCCTGCTTTCCCTGCTCGGTTTGGTGCAGCAAACAAAGGTATGCAAGATGCAGGTGAACATGATCGTCCTGTAGTCTTTTGGGATGCTAACGGTAACCTGATTGAGTTGTCCCCTGAAGAAGCATGGCGACACTCTGCCAACATCGTAGCCGACATTGCTGAAGCATGGTATAAAGCTGGTTATGCTAAACAAATCTGCAACCGTTGGATTGAAACTGTACAGATGATGAAAGTTGTAATCACTGGTACAGAGTGGAATAACTTCTTCTGGCTGCGTGACCATGGGGCTGCTGATCCAACTATTGAGCAACTTGCCAAAGTCATTCGTAAGGCTATGGATGAAACTGAAGCTATTGAATTGCAACCAGGTGAATGGCATGTACCATACTACAATAATGGTTACTGGAAACCTCACAAAGAAGCTTTTGGTGGTGGGGTTATTACCGATGTGTTTGGTCATAGTCTGGAACATGCATTGACTATTTCGTCTTCGTGCTGTGCTCAGACCAGTTTCCGTAGTCTGGATGACACCATTGAAAAAGCACAAGGCGTAGTTGCCAAACTGAACCTTCGTGGTGAAGAGCCAGATCAACCAGTACACGCAAGTCCTCTGGAACACCAAGCGACACCGATTGAACCAAGTGAACAACTGCTGCAAATGAATCCTATGCCTAGCAACTTTGATGCATGTGCTCCAACATTTAAGGTTGGCACTATTAACGTTCTTAGTCATCCGAACACTTGGCAGGAAGGTATTACTCACATGGACCGAGACGGTACACTTTGTTCGGGCAACCTGAAAGGTTTCATCCAACATCGTCAGCTTGTTCCTAATCACGTGAAGCGGGGTTAAGATCGTGGCAGAACAAGGTAAAGAACGATTTGAACAAGTTGGTCTGTTTAACCAGTACCTGACACAAGCTGACCTAGAGCTTCATCCTGACTATGACAAAGCACTCAAAACAGGTGATAGGAAGCTCTTTGAGAAGGTTTTGAGCGACTTTGGTGCTGACCTGAAGTATGGGTATGAAGAAGAAATAGCGCATGCAAGAGCACGCCGTAGCGACCTTCTACCCAGTCAACAAGTGTCATATGGTATGCTTGTACGATTCAAAGAACGTACTGACAAATGGTGGGTTGATAACATGATGGCTGTAGAAGACATTGTAGACCTTACCAAGGATAGCATCCGTGCTACTGGTATGCGTGAAGCTCTTAACTCGGCTAGTCATCTGTATGATGCAATGAAGCTAGAGGCTTCTAAGAATGTAATTAACGTAAATATTGCCTGCAACGACGGAGAGAAGAAAGAAGATGAGCGGGAAGAGTGAATTGATCCTAGCATTGGCTGGTCTAGTCAAAGAAGTGAATGGTCTTGTAAAAGATAAACTGGATGACAAAGACGCTAAAATTAAACGATTGGAAAAAGAACTTGAGGAATTGAAACGATGAAAGTAAAAGTATTTGGTATGGCAGGTTGCAGTGGTTGTGAAGTGGTTAAGAAAATGTTTGAAACCCACGATGTAGCATTTGATTATCTGGACGTAATGAATCCTGATAACATGGCACTTGCTCAAAAGTATAACGTTCGCGGTATTCCAGTAACTGTCGTTGACAACGGTACTCTTGAGGTTGCGTTTATTGGTAGCACGGTACAGACGATTCAAGCGATTCGTGACCGGGTGGGTATCTGATGACAGTACGCATTCAGACCCCATCAACCAGCTTTGTGAGTGATTACCCTCAAGCAATTGAGTTTATGAACGAACAGCAGAAAATCTTCTGGCCTCACTTTGAAGTGAAGGTCAGTAAGGATAAGCAAGACTTTATGGTTAACCTCACCGAGCAAGAAAAGCACGGCGTTGTTACCACGCTGAAACTGTTTACCAAGTACGAACATATCATTGGTGATGAGTTCTGGTTGAACTTTGTAATGAAGAAGTTCCCACGACCGGCAGATATTGTTCCTATGGCTGCAATGTTTGGTGCTACAGAGCTTGGCATTCACATGTTCTTCTATAAGACGTTGAACGAAGAGCTTGGTCTTGCTACTGATGAGTTCTACAATGATTATGTCAATGATCCTCAGTTGAAAGCTCGGGTAGACTTCTTAACTGAAACGTTGGAAGACAAAGATGATCTACGGGCACTTGGTGCATTCACATTTGGTGAGGGTGCTATTCTGTACTCTAGCTTTGCTTATCTGAAGCACTTCCAAAGCTCGGGTAAGAACAAGTTGGTGAACGTTGTATCTGGTATCAACTTCAGTGCACGCGATGAACATTTGCACTCTGTAGCGGCTGCATGGTTGTTCCGTACACTGCTGCGTGAAAAGATTGAAGCTGGTGAGATTACAGAGCTTGAAATTCTTAATCTTCATGATGACATTTACTCTGCCGCCCGCACTGTATTGGAACATGAACGTGTAATCATTGCTAAGATTTTTGAGAAGGGACCGATTGACGGTATTACTGCTCACCAGTTGGAACAGTTTGCAATGCATCGTATCAACCTTTGCCTTGAGAACATGGGTTACAAGCCACTGTTTGATATTACTAACGAAGTGGTCAAGGAATGGTTCTATAAGGGTATCACTGGTTACTCTTCGCAAGACTTCTTTAACAGTAAGGGAAATCAATATTCCCGCGATTGGAACCAAGCTGGTTTCAGTTGGATTAATCGCATTAAGAACAAGGAGAAACAATGACAGCAGTAACTTATGAAACCCTGAGTAAAGAGCGTAAACAGATGCAGGAGGTGGGGGATATCCCCGCTCACTGGTCTACAGCTAGTTGGCAGTTGTTCAAGGAGAAGTACCTATACAACGCTGCTAACCCACGTGAACAGTATGAGCGTATTGCTAAGACTCTGGCTGTACACACACCTGACCCCGATACATGGTCTAAGAAATTCTTCGATATTATGTGGAAAGGCTGGTTGTCACCTTCGACGCCGATCCTTAGCAACTGTGGTACAACGCGTGGCCTACCTGTGTCTTGTGCTGGTGTTTACATTGAGGATTCGATCAACGAGATTTATCTTGCCAAGCGTGAGATTGCCATTCTGACTAAGAACGGTTTTGGTACTGCTGGTTATCTCGGTGACATTCGCCCGCGTGGTAGTAAGATTAGTACTGGTGGTAAGTCAAGTGGTATTGTACCAATCATTGAAGGTATTATGGGTGAGACTGGTGACATGTCTTACGTTGCCCAAGGTACTAACCGTCGAGGTGCTTTTGCTGGTTACGTTCCAGTAGATCATGGTGATTTCCATGAAGTGGTTGACTACTTGATTGCACATGATGATGGTGTTAACATCGGTTGGAACTGGTATGATCGCAACACTCAGGCAATTTATGATGGTTGTGAAGAGACTGACCTGCGTTGGCAGAAGATCAACAAGACCCGAATGGTGACAGGTAAAGGTTATCTGTACTTCCCTGACAAAGTGAACCGAGCACGACCACAGATGTATGTGGATCATGGTCTTTATGTGAATGCTGCCCAGTTGTGTAACGAGATTAGCTTGTTCAACGACAAGGATCATACCTACACCTGTGTACTTGCATCTATGAACGCTTTGTTCTATGATGATTGGAAAGACACTGACGCTGTGTTTGTAGCTACTGTGTTCCTTGATTGTGTTGCTCAAGAGTTCATTGAGAAGGCTAAGAACATCCCCGGTTTGGAGAAGGCTGTACGCTTCACTAAGAAATCTCGGGCACTTGGTTTGGGTCTGTGTGGTCTGCATTCGCTGTACATGGAGAAGTTCTTGCCGTTTGACTCGCTCCCAGCGATGTTCTTGAACGTTGAGATTTTCCGTAAGCTGAATGAAGATTCTCTGAAGGCTTCGCAATGGATCGCTAGCGTATATGGTGAACCTGAATGGTGTAAAGGATATGGAGTAGCTAACACACACCGTCTCAGCGTGGCTCCAACGAAGTCTACAGCGTTGATTATGGGTGGTGTGACTGAAGGTATTAACCCTCAAGACGGACTCGTTAAAACGCAGCGCACAGCGGCTGGTGAGGTAGATCGTGTAGACCCTCAGTTCCTAGCTTACCTGAAGCGTGAAGGTCTGTACAGTAAGGCTCGTATCCGTGAGGTACGTGAAGCTATGGGTAGTTGTCAAGGTGTTGACTGGTTGTCGGATGAAGCGAAAGCTGTATTCCGTACAGGCTTTGAAATCAACCCTTACGCTCAGATTCGTCAAGCGTCTCAACGTGGACCGTTCCTGTGTCAATGGCAGAGCTTCAACCTGTTCCTGTCGTCAGATCATGGTGAAGAGTACATTGCAGATGTGATGATTGCGATTGTAGAGGATGAGAA